CCCCGTGCGGCTTCTTCTGCAAGCTCAGGTGGGGTACTATCAGGTTCTTCTGGTAGTTTTGTCTCTAATTTTACTGCAGCTTTACGCCCTTTTTGTTTTTTAGGGATATGTTTTTCGGGAAATGCTTGTTCCTCTGTGACTTCTTCAGTCATAGGGTTTTCAGCTAGGATTTCATCCCACTCATAAATTTCACCGTCTCTTATATTTCTTAGCCATCGTGTCATTTCGTCCTCCTTATGATCTCCAGCTTACACGGCTGGATGAGTTTTTCTTTCGCATTGCTGTCTTTGCCGCTGCAGTTTTACACTGCGCCATAGTAGGGCGACAAGCAGGATACCCTCTCTTACTATCACTTTTTGACCCACTTCGTCCACAAGGTTTACCAGTTTTACAATCTACCCAGCCTTTACCTTTATTCTGAGCAAACCACTTGCGGAGGGATGCACCCTTTTTACTTTTTCTTACTGCCACTTTTATTACCCCAGTTTTTAGCGCCGACTTTTCGACACTTTGCTAAGGCACCTGAGGCATAAGCCGAGGGCCAAACTTTATATCGCGCCTTTACTTTATAGTAACAAGCGTCTTTTTTTGACTTTGCTTTAGGAGCTGCCATATCATCACCACTTCTTACAAGACCAGTATCGTGCGGTCATCTTTGAGGGCGGTCTGCTATCGCAGCCATGTCTTGCGCGGAAGTTTTTACGCCGCCCAGGTTGATTCTTTTTAATTTTCATATTGGCATCTCCAAACCGGATTATCTTTTCTTTGCCGTTCTGACATGCCTTAACAACAAACTTTTTACCCCCAGAAACTTGACGTTTGGGTTTATTACAGGCCATTTTAGACTTATCAATTTTTGCCATTATGAACCTTCTGTATTTCAAACGTGGCTTTTAAGCTAGCACCTTTATGAGGTTTGTAACCTGCAGGTGGGTTTTTCATTAGCTTATAGCCTTTACCAGCTTTCATCCAATGGTAACCTTTTGGTGCTTGAACTGCTTTTTTCGCCATAACTAATCCTTTGCAAGAAAGGGGGCCGAAGCCCCCTATCCAATTTATGAGCAATCAACCATGATTACTGTAAGTGACATAACTGCTGTAGCTGCGGCGTTAACAATAGTAACGTCAACTGTATCAGCGGCTGTGTAATACTTACCTTGAGCAAAAGCAGCTGTACCATCTACAGGAAGGTATGCTGCTGTAGCGTTACCGTTTACGCCGTCGAGGAACCCATCAGGATCATCGCCGTCGCCAACGTCGATTGTCAGCGTTCCGCCCTCAGCAGTCGTAACATTCAAAGCCACGTTAGTGACTAGAGTGTTTGCTGGGACTTTAACAACTTCCAATACGTCCGCTGCAGCAAGAGCAGTAAGCCCTGCTGCCGCACGCTCAGTAGTGATTGTTGCAAAGTTTAGATCAACAGTTACAGCAGATACTTTGTTGATACCCGCAGCAACGTGCGCGGCACCTGTACCCATGTTGTAACCTTTACCGTCATTATATGTAGCCATTGTTCAGCCTCCTTATACAGTAACGATCATGGTTGCCAAAGCTTCTGGCTTAACTACTTTGTAGCCATAAACTTGCAAACCACGAATGATGTTGCCGAAAGTAGTCTCTGAACGGATAGTCTCCATATTTGTCATCTGAGATGCAAATGTAAAGCCCATCTTATGACCACCGATTACACTAAACTCACCGCCTGCAGTTTTCTTTAGGTTGTGAGATACAAATACTGTGAATCGGTCAATCATACCTAGACGACCATTGCGAAGCGGTGATGTATTATCACCAGTGATAGACGCATCTTTCAAGTCTGATTGCTTGATTAGACCAGCCATCTTTGCAGGAATCACAAGAAAACGATCCCCTTCTGGACAGTTAGCTTCGTCAAGAACTGTACCCATGTCTACGATTTTGTCGATGACATTGCTCTTTGTAAGAGCTTCGGGAGTACCTGCTACACCAAGATCAATGTTACCGGAAATAGCGCCAGCTGTTGTGCCTTTGTTATTTGCGGATACATCTGGTAGCAGATCAGTCAGAACACGCTGGTCGATTTTGATCTTCATACGCTCTGAAGCGTCTTTAGACCACATATCCATCAATGCGATGTCGGACTGGACTTGATCAACATCGTCTTCAACACAAGCAAAGTATTCGCCTTTGTCGATGACTAGCTGTAGTTTAGCCTTGTCAGGGTTTTCAACTGCAAGAGTCTGTCCCTTGACATAGGATTTGATGGTGATTTCTGGAGTGGTTCGGATATTAACCGTATCACCCATGCTGCGAATTTCACCTTCGTAGTCAGTGTTTGAGATTGCAGCCAAGACAGTAGCATCGTAAAAATTTTCGATGAGCTTGCCTGACCAAATCTCAGGTATAAAGTTGCCCGTGTAGTCTGGGCGACCTGAAGATACTGCAAAAGCCATGTTAGCCTCCTTTTAATTATGCAGTGACTATACGACCTTCTCGCTGTGCAGCGAAAATGTCGCGCTCGATTCGGCCACGCTCCTCCTCACGACCTCGATACTTACCCTTACGAACGTTTGTAAAAAACTGCTCGATGTCTGCAGGTGAGTATGTTTGGCCTTCAGATGGTACAGCATTGCTGGCAGAACGACCTCGTCCTGGCGCAACTTGCTTTTCCAACTCTTCAGAAGAAGCCTTCCGATTGGTTTGAGCAACTGGCACACTATTCGCCCCTGGCCATGAATTAAAGAAATTCGCTACTCTAGTAGCATCTAGATTCTGCTGAGCATCCTCTAAATACACTTGACGCGAAATACCTGTTAGCGGGTCAATCTCTAACAACCAAGACTGAAAGTCTGCATTGTCATTAATATCATTCCACTGAGGTACTTTACTTGAAAGTTCGGCCCAAAAAGACTGCTCGCTATTTTGTGCTTGCCTCTGCGTAATTTGATTTACCTGTGGTACTACGCTGGCTTGCAACTGTTTAACTGTCTGCTCTAAACTAGCTACACGAGCGTTGGCCGCAGCCACTTCCTCTTTTGCAGCACGCCGCATAACACCAATAGAATCGCCATACTCTTCGACATCCTTATCTGTGATAAGCGGTTCGCTATCTACAGCAGGCATCTCTTGAGGGGCGGACATTGTGCTAAGCAACTGTTCCATATTAGAGACACGGGATAGTAACTCACGATTTTCCGCCTTCATACGCGGAACTTCTGCGTTGTACATTCCCTGCAGTGTTTTGTACTTTTGTTCCCAAGTATCTTTACTCTTGGTGTCTGGTTGTCCGTGCTCTTCGGTTCCAGACTGGGGTGCATTATTCTCAGCACTGTCGGAATCAACCTCTTGTACAGGCTCCTGAACAGCTTCTTCTGTAGCCTCAGGAGGTTTTTCCTGTGCTTCAGATTCGCCGTTTAGTTCTTTGTACAGTTGCTGTACTTCCTCAGATTGCATTTGAACTTGCTTTGGTATTGCCATGTTGGACGCTCCTATCGGTGTGCGTAATTAACAGCTGTCATGGTGACTTTGCCGCTATTTCAGGGGACTCATTCACGAACTTCGAAAGTTCAGTCAGAACTTGACACCGCCCCTGTGCAAGTGTCGTATTCTGTGCAACATTGGGTAGCTGCTCTAGCTCATGCATACGCCATTCCTGTAGCCATTTAGCTATATCAGGATATTGGCGCACACTTGCGGCTAGTGCCTTAATAACTTCAGGAGAGGGCCGGATCATCCTGCTCCTCCTGTGTCGCGGTTACTAACTGTGTTTGCATCTTGCCCACCTTTTGGGGTTCCGTCAGGCTGTGTCGGTGTGCCCTTGCCGCCTGCTGCTTGCTCTGCCTTAGCGGCCTCAAGCTGCATTTTAGCTGACATACGCGTCATATAGCCTTCCTTTTCCCTAGATGGAATGATGTCATCCACAGGCATTTGCAACCCTTTAGCCACTTCACGAAGAATCGCTGCACGGCCTTCTTTACCAACAATTTCCATGTCGATCTGGTTGGCGGTTGCGTTAAGAAACTCAAGACGGCGGATGTTAACAGTCTCTTTGACTGCCAAATTGATCGAGCCTTTTGGCATGATCTCAACATCGCCTTTAATAGATTCGTCTTCATCGTACCTCATATTGTATACGAATTGACGGTGTACAACTGGCTTAATAACATCAGTATCAATGTGCATAACCACTTGTCGAATACCCTTACCGGCTGCACCCATAAGCATGGACAGCCCTGATGATGTACGCCCTGCACCTTTCACATCCAAATCACCATACACATAGGAAGGTATTCCTGAATGATCGTCTGCTAGTTTACTAAACTTATCATACACGCCAAGTAACGTGTTTGCATTATCGTCAGGTTGCGTAAACCTTACAGCAGGTGCGCTTGAACCTAGCGGGTCGTTCGTGACTTGCCAGATTTTCCACGGGTGGAGCTGCGTGATGTCTTCGTTGGGCGGGATTCTTTCGAGGTTGACTTCGACTTGGGGGCCGGACGAGATCCCCATATTGTTGACCAAAGCCCTCGCGGCAGCGTTACAAACGCTTTGAATATCTTCAATAATTTCTGGAATACCGCTACCCCAGAACGCGCCAGGGCGTTTGATAAAAGAAGTTTTAGCATAAGGTTTCTCCCCTAATGGATCATAGTTAAGGATAGCCTTGATAACATAGTCTCCCACAATCCAGACGTTTGCGTCATACTCGCGGTGTTCATCATCTATTTCTTCTTCATCAAGACCCCACTCAATAAGCATCTTACCTGTAACTTTACCCCAAAACTCTAGGGCATCAAAAGTTTCAGTAGGTCTGTTAAACGAATGGAACTTACGTTCTTCTTCGTCTTTAGTCAGCTCTACATCTTCATTAATCCACGATTGTCCGTTTCCATATTCTAATACTTTACGGATAGCCTCATCGTCATATCCTGGCACACCAACAAGTTCTGACAACTCTGTACGGCTCAGCGGGTGGTGTTCAAAGATATAACCTTCGTTAATCGTAGAAATTCCTGGCTCTGGGTAAATTCTAAACGGGTCTACTCTCTCGAACTCAGGAGCGATAGTTTCTGTTGCCTCTACAATAGTCTTACCATCTGCACCTCTAGTCCAGCCTAGTTTACGTTGCCTGCGAACTACTGGCCCTTTTATAAAAGCACATGGGTAAGTAACTAAATCAGTAATAAATTCGTTAAATGATTCGCCCCAACCGCCTTGCGCGAACTGGTCACGAATCTTAATATCCATTTTTTGTGCACGATTATCTGCAGCTTCTAGCAGTTTAAACCTATATTCTTGAGATACCATCTCTTTTAGTTCAACCATCTCATCAGCTGATGGTGCACGATCTTCGTTTTCAACAATACGCGTAACTACTGAAGCAAACGCATTTTGCAGCTCTGCTGTTTGTTCGGGCGATAGATCTGGGATTGGGGTGGGGTTTAGACCCCAAGGAGGGGTGCCTGTGTCTAGTAGAATATCACGCAACCAGCTTTCTGCTGCGCGACATTTAACCTCAGTAATCATCATATAGATGTCTGAGCCGCCCTGTTCGTGAATTTGTGCTAGCTTATCTGCTTCGTATTCTCCGTTGCGCTGGCGTAAACCGCGTAACATAATGTTTTCAATAGGTTTTTTAGCCTGTCGTGCAGCATCCCAACACTCACGCAAATGCGAAGCAAGGCCGAGAACAACAGGATTAGCTTGGCGTGCTGCTACTTCCTTGTCGATAACTTCCTGTTCACGCTTACGAAGTTCTGAATTACTTAC